AAGACGTATGATCGGAAGCGCTACAATTGCGCACATTTCGCCTGTGACGTGTGGGAACACATTAGCGAGCATGAACGGCTTCGCACTGCACTTCGAGGCTTCCTGGAGCCATCCAGGGGCTTTGTTGTGTCTCTTGGGGATCTAAGGCGATGCCGCAGGATCAAAGAGCCTATCAGAGAGTGCCTTGTTTTGTTCCAAAGCAAGCATGAAAGCCACGTTGGGGTATATTCGAGAGGGAAGGTTTTTCATTTGCAAGAGTCAGGCCCAATCTGGCAGGACATCGGAACCCTTCGCCCGTTTTGGAAAAAGGTTATTTTCTTCACATGCTAGTGCGCTAAAGGAACGTCATGAAAAAGCTTTGCGTTATTGAGAATCTAACTGATTCAAGCACATGGGAAAACCTTGAGGTTGCCAGTGTATCGGCCTATTTGCACGGTCGATACGGCGTTATGCCTTCGGGGGCAAGGCTCTATCGTGGGAACATTTCTGAATTAACAGATTGCACCCCAACATGCAAAAAGGATATTGACGATTTAGAAGCTTGCGAAGAACAAATCTATTTCGTTGTCTACCCGGAAGGCGCAGCCGCCATCATGTGGATTCAAATCATCGTAGCTGTTGTGTCTATTGCAGTTGCTTTTTTGGTCAAACCGAAGATCCCTAATACTGCATTCAGAAATGCACAGAATGAAAGTCCGAATAATGGGCTTTCAAACCGAACAAATCAAGCAAGGCCGAATGCAAGAATACCTGATATTTATGGACAAGTTAGGAGTTACCCGGATCTTCTGGCATTACCTTTTAAATTTTTTGAAAATAATATGGAATACGAACACGCTTATCTGTCAATTGGACGCGGTTTGTTTGCGGTTGATGAAGTAAGGGATGGAGACACGAAGCTTAACGATATTACTGGAGTACGTTGCGCTATTTATGATGCAGGGTCAAGCCCTAACTCAGGAGCACCTTATTACCAGATTGGGGATGATATTGATATTCCGATAAAAACCTGTTATCGGTCAAACTCTGTGGATGGGCAGACACTTATCGCTCCAAATTACAAAACTTTAACCGGAACCGGAAACATTCGCGCCACTTGGTTGGGCGAATTGCAATGGGTTGGAACGCCTGGACCGTCTTTTTTAGATTATTTCCAAGCAGGTGACATTTTAAAAATCTCTGGGACTACATTCACGACTACAACAGCACCAATCGAAGAGTTGAATTTGAACGGTGATTATGAAATCAGCGAAATAAGCGGGGCTTCGATTGTGCTTGTGAATCCAGGCCTTGTGGCGCCAGACTGGATAAAACTTTCGACCAACGAAGTAACTGAAGGCGAAAGCCCAACACTTTCAAATGTCACGGTTGCCGAAACCAACTTTTTCACATTGAATTCGAGTGAAGTGACAGAAATTTGGTGCAACATTGTAGCGCCAAACGGTTTGTATAAAGACGATGGAAACAACAGAACACCTTTCCCGATTGATTTTGAAGCGACACTTCAAAAAATAGATGGGAACGGCGATCCAATCGGAGCACCCACAACACACACTGCGACGGTTTCCGGGTCACAACCAGGAAGGCTTGATCGTGGCGAAACTCTAAAGATCACGGGGCTTACGGCTGGAAGATACAAAATAAGCCTAAAGCGAACCACTGAATCCGACCTGACCTTCAACGGTCAAATCATGGATGAAATAAAATGGCGCGATCTCTATTATTTTACTGAAGCCACTGGATTTAATACTAACGAAATATCAACCATTCAAGTAGTAACGAAGGCCACGCCTCAAGCCTTGGCTGTAAAAGATCGAAAGATCAATCTGCTTTTGACGCGCCAGCTTGTCATAGGAGGGACGCCGCAAACAACAAAAAGCGCATTCCATGCCATGCAGGCGATTATGGAAGATCCGAAAATTGGAGGGATGACCGTAACAGCCGGAAGTTACGATTTTGGAGTCACATCGACTGAAATTTCAGAGTATTTTGGAACGTCAAAAGCTTACGAATTTTCTTACACATTCGACAACGCCAATCTTTCGTTTGAAGAAATGATTGCCACAATTGCAGGCGCGATTCATTGCCAAGCTTATCGACAAGGTTCACAAATCAAATTGAAGTTTGAACGCTCAGACGCCAACTCAATTTTACTTTTCAATCATAGAAACAAAATTCCAGATTCAGAAACGAGAATTGTAAATTTCGGATGGAACGGGGAAAACGATGGCGTCGAATACACATATGTTGATTCAAGTGATGACTCAATTCAAACTTTGTATTTTCCAGAAGATCGAAGTGCGATCAAACCTAAAAAGATTGAATCGGTCGGTGTTAGGTCCAAACTTCAAGCTTATTTCCTAGCAAAACGAATTTACAATAAAATTAAATACCAAAACCTGACTTGTGAATTTGATGCTCTACAAGAGTCAAACATCTTGGTTATCGGAGATAAGATTCTTAATTCCGATTCAACACGCCAGGATGTTCAGGATGGACAGGTTGAATCTCAGAATGGTTTGGAATTGTCGCTTTCTCAACCAGTAAGTGTGCCCACAGGAGTGGCTACGATCCATTTGCAACACGTTGATGGGACGGTTGAGGCTTTGGGTGTATCTCAGGGATCGACGCCTTACAAGGTCATTCTGGCGCAAGCGCCTAGGCTTCCCTTGAGTCTGGACTCAGACGCTTACGCAAAAGCAACCTTCCTTCTTGTTGGTAATGATGACGTTAGGGTCCGTGAATTTCTTCTTGTCGAAAAAAGCCCAAAGGGGAACTTCAGTAACTCTCTCAAGTGCATCAATTTTGATACGCGTTATTATGATGGTGACGATGATTTTATTGATGGAATCATCGACGAAAACGGAAATCTCATTTAGGAGAAGAGCAGCATGACACAGCTACCGATTGACCAAGCCATCCCTCGCTTTTCAGCAAACGAAGAAAGGGTAGATGTTTTTGTAAATGATCCATTAAATGCTGGAAAATATGTTACCAATGAGACAACCCCTCGTGAAGTTGAAACAATTCCGCATTTAGTTGATCGTATTGCAGCGCGACATCTTCAAGTTGTTTATGAGGGGGACTGGGTTACTTCCACAGTCTATAGTGTAAACGACCTAGTAAATGAATCTTCAGTCGTTTACATTTGTGTTGTGACTCACACGTCTGGAACATTTGCCACTGATCTATCAGACGGAAAATGGAAAGTTTTTCAGGCCAATGATGCAAGCGAAATTGTTTTTACCGCAATTGCCACAGACGCTATTGAAAGAAATCTTAATGAAAAAATTTCAGAAAGAAAATCTTTGCTTGATTTTGGAGGAGTGGCTGACGGAACAACTCCAAATGAGGTTGCTTTGGCAAAAGCAATCTCCTCTGGGGCAAAGGAGATTGTTATAACAGACGGGGTTTTTGTAATTTCAACGGCATCTACTTTTAACGCAGTCGGAAACATAAAATTAACCGGAACAGGTAAGTTAAAATACACAGGGACACAAAACACAGCTAACTTAATCACAATCAATGCCGCTGGTAATGATGTCATCATCGACGGGTTGGAGTTCGATGGCAGTGGTCTGTGCTGTGGTGGCCCGAAGATCCAAAATGACACAGACACCTTTGCAGTTTGTGAAATTCGGAATTGTAACATTCATGATTTCCATATGGGTTTAGCAGCGATCTGGAACTCCGGTGTTACTGTCAGAGGTGCTTGGGATATCGTAACTTTTAGGGGTAATAGGATTAAAAATATCACGCGATCCGCAGGAACGGGGACGCCTGGAAGTTCTGGCACCACAGGTATTGCGTGTTATGCTGGATATGGAAGTGTCACTAGATTCGCAAAAAAAGTCATACATGAAGGGAACAGATATGAAAATATTAGCGGTGGCGATCTTGTAGGATCGACAAACAATGTAGACTATGATGGTTTTCTATATTTCGCCCCAGACCCGACGAATTTCCCTAATTCAGACGTAACAAATTATTGTCAACCAAATGCAACGGTAACTTCTCGCGGGAACAAATACATCAATTGCCGTGGTAGAGCAGTAAAGATTCAAGGATTAGCTACAGTTGAAGATGAAACAATCGAACGAAACAATGACTATACGATCTACGGAGCCAGTATTGAAATCAACCTACAATGGGGAACCGGTACTGTACGTAACTGCACATTTATCTATAGTGATTATTTGGTTGATACTACTGTAACATCCCCAATCCAGACTGGATTAATTCTCGTTTCGATCTACCAGGGTGCCGATTACGACATCGTGAACGCTGGTGCAAGTGTAAGTGGATTAAGAGTTTACAACTCTATTAAGACGGGTGTTGGTAGTAACTTCACCTATGTATTACAAGCGATGTTTGGCGCTGAACCAATGGTCCAACGTAAACCGCTTATCTCATTGTCAGATGTGTCCGTTGATCGTGGTACGTTTGACTTCATCATAGCGACAAATCTTGAGGCAGGTGGGTATTGCCTGTTGTCTATGCGAGATATTGTCATGGATAAATTGGCTTATGCGGCAGTTGGAACAACGGGGTATGGCAATAACTGCGAAATCATGGCTAATGGCGTGTTCCACATGGACGGCGTCGCGACACCTGCGAATATAAAACAATGGTTTAAAAATGTGTCAACCTATGCTGATGTTCCCTGGTCTGGGCGCCTCACAGGGTTTGGAAACAGAGGGTTTGAAGAAAATTATGCTTACGGGTCTAGCTATAAAGTTCACCCGATGCTTGACGGTGCAGCCCTTGGAGCCAGAAACGGGGCATACGGTTCTTCTGCAAGCACACAATGTCTATACCTAGCCGATGACGCGTCTGGGTCTTTTACAGCTAGGGGTTTTGTTGCTAACGCTGGGGCGTTTTTACTTGCTTCAAGTGGACAATACACCGAACAGGGTGTGATCGCGAGTAATGGCACAGCTCTTTATGTTATTGCAGCGCATGCGTCGCACACTATTGACGCTAGCGCCACTGGCACAAATCCAGATACTGACGGAAAGATAAACGTGTAGATCGAGAGTGGTGTAATTAAAGTTAAAAACAGGTCTGGATCATCGAAACTGATAACGATATTATTTCTTGGTTAAAACAAAGCCCCCAAACGGGGGCTTTTTCAATCAAACAACGATCTTTTTAAAACTTTAACACCAAGATCGAACAACATTTCATCACAAATTTTTTCATATTTTGCAAAGTCAATATCGTCTGGAAATTCTCCAAGCTGCATTAGCGGTTTGGCGTTTTCTGTCAATGGGACTTTGTTATTGTTTGAAATGTAATTGATTGTTCCGGTTTCCTTTGTCGAATAATACCATCTCACCACCTTACCCAAAAACCTAGAATCCTTGTGGGCACCGCCCTTAACACCTCGCACGGTCAAAAACTTGGTAATGTCCTTGCAGGATCTAACAGTCTCAGAGATTGGTGTTTTGTTTAAAAGATACGCAATAACTGCGTCAATACACACCTGATTATTTGGGTTTTTATTCAAAGCAGCTTGTGCATAAACACCTTTCGTCTTTGTTTTTCCATCGGTTTTTACTGCGATGTAATTGTTTACATCCCTTGAATACAAAGCAGAATAATCAGTAAATTCAAGATTGAACCCAGTTTTTGTCTGCCAAGCGTTGCAAACCTCGTCGTATGTGCCCACAAGATGGACTGGGATCTTTGACACAATTCCGTCTGTATTCGCTGAAATTACAGAAATCCCAGCTTTTTCTAATTGTTCAATCAACATCAATAGCGCGAGTTGACCTGTTATTGTTGTTTGTAATAACAATTTTGGAGAATACAGGAATGAATACTTAGAGCCGAATTTTCCAAATGAGCTATTAAGCGATAATTTATAAGACTCGGCTTTTAACTTGTTTCCTTGTGTCTTAGCTTGTAACCTTTCTTTGTAGATTTTTGTGTAGATATCAAGAAACTTTGAGCCTAGGTGTTTTGGGAATAGTTTTTCATTGATGATAATGCTCGGGTAGTAGCTAGAGCAATCTGAATCAATTATCTTAAAGCTATCATTCGATTTGTACGCTTTTTTGTTTTCAGTTGAATGAAGACCGCCAATTCCCATTTGATAAACCGATGACCCAATCTCAATTTTTAATTTTGCCAATTCTTCAGGCATTTTTGGAGCGCCACTTTCATCCAGCCCAAACGAGGCCGCTTTTACCGTCGCCAATGCCTCTAGGAGCTGCGGAAGCTCAAAGGACACCCATCCGGGCACGTCATACTGGAAAACGGCGTCTTTGGCTACCCTGGGCCTTTGTGGGAACCTTCCAGAAAGCCTTTCAAGCTCAGACCCTAAAACAGCTTCCGCGATTTGTGGGCCTGATTTTGAGCGAAGGTCTTGACCGTATTCTTTGCCCATACATTCACGTAATTCAATATCCCCACGAAGGGAGTCATAGAGCTGAATCGTATTGTCTAAATCATTGATGCAGTAATCTTTTACGAACTCAGCTTCTAATTTGGTCAAAGCTTGACTCGGATCAAACGGTAAATCCTGCATTCTCGCCGAGTGCATTCGCCCGGATAGCGTCTTGAGGCTCGGTTTGAGCGCCACGAGATCGATCAAATCGACATGATTGAGCCCACAAAGCAAGGTAAGCCCATAGGTTTCCTCAAGTTGCTTTGGCCGTAGATCGCGCTGGATGATCGCGTCTGAAAGTGCTTTTAGTCCTTCAATGGACATTCCGGAAACAATAGCCGAAAGCATCGGCAAATCGTATGATGTGGAGTTAAAACCAACCAAATCATGGTGATAGAGAACATGCAAAAGCTTGTCGATACAGACGTCTGAATCACAGCTTTTTTCGAAAACTACGATCTTTTTTGTAGAGGTCTCTTTGAATGCTGCAAGTATGTAATTTGGATAGACCTCCAGATCGAAAATGAAAATGGAACGCTCAAGATGGAAAAGCTCGCGGCCTGTGAAATGGGGATGATCCCCGAAAGTATAGCCTTCGGGGATCTCTCGTTTTACTTGGACTGGTTCAGCCATGTTTGTTTTCCATCAAAAGTGGCAAAGCTACAGGAAAAGCTTTTTCGGCCAATTCGAGACAAACTTGAGCATAATCCTGAATTTCCTTTTGCGCGTGGGAATCTAAGCGAAGGTGTAAGAAATGGGCCAGGGCTTGCAAGCTGCAAGTCCAGTGAACCTCTGTGTATAGTGCCAAGGGTAAAACGCAACGGGCTTGTTCGCGGCACACGCCTTGCGCGATCAACAGCTCATAACGATCAAAAGCGTTATGACATGCAAAAAGATAATCATTTCTGACATATTTTGAATCTTCAATTTTACCTTCAGACCCCTGCTTATTCACCTTCGCCTGCTTCCTGAAAACTTCAGGCACAAAAAACTCAGCTTCCTCAAGGTTAACATACCTGCCAGAAATCTCATTAAATTCAGAATCAATCCGATGCTTCATCCATTGGCGCATGACGAAGATTGGGGCCTTCACATGGAAGGTAAGCTTACAATGGCGGAAAGGGCTATGATGGCCGTGTTCAACCAAATATTTCATCAAATCATAGTCTTTTTCATCAAAAACATCTTTCTTTTTTCCAAAAGAAACACGCGCGGCATTCACTATCTTTAAATCATCGCCCATTACGTCTAAAAGGCGAACAAATCCGGCGTTGTGGACTTTCTTTTCGTTGGTCATCCCATTTCCTCCACTTGCGCACCCCCCAGGATGCCGCGGAAACCATTCCCATTAAATTCTAAATTTCCATTTGAAAAGCCAATAAACTCAGCCACATCAAAAACTTTTTTCAGAAGCTTGGTTTCAAACGTGGATTCACCAATTTTTATCTCTGGTTGGTCTGTCAAAAAAAGGCGGTAACGCAAGGCTGATTCGAAGGTTTCGCACTGAAAGAGGTTTTTGTAATTTTCTTGAGGCTGAAGTTTTGATTTCACTATGCGACAAAAAGCGCCTGAATCCCAATGGAAGAAAAAAGAACGTTCTTTTTCAGAATAGTAATCGGGTTTAATTTTCATTTTTACCAGCTTTTTAAGTGCTTTTGTGGGTAACAAACCTTGGATGGTTCCGACCCCGCTAGCCTCGGAAAGAATTTTTGAATCTGTTCCCACACAGAAGCTGTCATGGAACCAAATATGGTTTGTCATTTCTTTAACGCCATTTTCTTCACTGAAAGGTAAAACCTGCGCCAAAGCTGTAAAAAAAGCAGGTTCAATTAAGACATTTGTATCAAAATTGCATTCCATCGGGATTTGTTGGTAAGGCGCTTTTTCAAGCTCAAATGTCTTAGTCTCAAGCAAGTTTTGAACCTTGATTTGCAATCCGTCAGGAAGAACTATGATTTCAAATTCTTCGTTGTGTTTTAGAATGTCCAAAAAGCTGTTAATCCGACATGATCCAGTAAAAACCTCTTTAATAGGATATTCCCAATAGCCCGCTGAAGCTTTTACAAAAGCTTTCCCGTCTTGAAAGTAGCAATGTTTTTCACCACTTGCTTTCAGAAATTCAAGCGCCTTTCTTAGACTCATTTTCTTTCTCCCTTAGATATAGCTCTAGTTTAATCAAGGCATTCCAGGCTTCGTGAGCAAGGTGCAATTCGCCGCTTTCTGGATCTCTCGCTTCACCTTGGTGGCGTTTTAGCTTGTGCCTCATATCTGCGGCTTCATACCGTTGCATGGCGTTCTTGACTTGCAGGCATCCACCCCTTGAGTATTTGCGCGCACCGTAATCTGAAACCCTGCCAACTTCCCACAAAGCGCGCGGAAAGCATTCCAGGATGATGCTGAGATCAACCTTTGCACTATCGTCCTTTGCACCTGGGATGTGAAGATCGTGACCGGATTGGTAAGAACAAGCGTCGGTAACGTGCTCAGATCCTTCTGAGATCTCAGTTGACCAATCATCACCCCAGAAAGGATGTTTATTTTTTGTTTCTTCGCGTTTTGCTCGATCAGTAGCTTGTATATAGCTTTCGTATTTTTCACCAATTACATGACGCTTAATCAGCTCCATGTCTTCATCCAATGGAACCTCACGACTCTTTTCATAAATCGGAATATTTTTCGGATCAAACATAGACCTTCCCCTCCCAAGGAAAAATAAACCAACCTGCTTCCCTGCTTTGTTCGATGTATCGTTCAACTTCACTTTCACTTTGAAAACCTTGATAAATCGGATCTTCTGCAATCACTTCATTTTCAATGGATTGGACCACAACCTTGAGTTTATCAGGCTCAGATTTTAGCTTTTGAGCGAAGAATCGAACTCTGACATTTTCAAACTTTGATCCTTTCGGGCCAACGCACAGAAAGTCATACATGGAAACCTCCAAAAGAAAAGAATCGCCCAAGGGTGCGCCCCGAGTAGAGTTGCAGAAAGATTTACAAGCCAAGGCTGGGTCACCACAACCGCCTGGAGCCTTCGCAAGCTTATGCTGTTTTCAAAAGGTGGATTGCACTTTTGCACAACAAAAAAGTTTGAAAGGGTTGACTTGTTTCCTTGTGGTTCAAGCGATTCAGAAAGGTTAAAACAACTGAAGGTTAAAAAGGCATATAATTTTCCCAACACTCGCAAGCGATCACTATGATTTCAGCAGGCGGTCTGGCGTTGACTTTGTTGCATTTTTGTCCTGCTTTGTCCCAGTGTTGACAGTTCGGGCAAGCCCGCCACATGTTACGCAAAAGCGCGGTTTCTTGGAAAAGCTTTGAGGCTTTTTGAAGCTCAGGATCAAAACTCATGATTGATAATCTCCGGGTATTTACGATTGACGATGACTTCGATCCTTCTCACTTTCCTCAATTCAGAAATATAACTCAAAGCTTCATCTACGCAAGATGGAATTTTTTCAGAAATTCGTTTCAGCCACCAATCCGCCGCTTTTTTCCTTGCGAAACCTTGATGTTCTAAGCATACAAATTCCTCAAACTTTTTGATGCCTGAAAAATAAGTTACACGCAAGCTTGCCGGGGCCCCTGGCTTTTGATGTTTGGCGTAGATCGTCCGGTCAATGTCGAAAAAGCGGATCTCAGGCTCAAGGGTTTTGATAAGTTCGGCTTCGCTCGCTTGCGTTTGGAGTTTAGTGTATCGTGGGAACTCATAGCCACACGCAGAGCACGTCCTGACGCTCGAATGGTAATAGATGCCGCATTGGGGGCAAAGCTTTACTGGGACCTCACCTGGCGTGGTTTTACCGCGCTTCTTTGGGATCACCGGATCATTGATCGGGCCGAGTCTGGCTGTGTTACCTGAGAAATCTAACACGAGGCAATTTTCTTTTGAATTAAATGGTCTAGTTCCTCTTCCGAGACATTGGCAATTCCCCAAAACTGAAATTTTTCCGTTTCTCTTGGTTATGATTGTGCCACTTGTTGTCTCAACACACCAAACAAAACTTTTTTTATCCATATTAAAAGAAACGTCTTGTTTTTTAATATTTCTATAATTTTGTTTCTTTATGTGAATTTGAAATAATATTTGTTTACGCCATTCTTCTTTTGATTCTTTAATAACAGCACTATGACCGTGAATAACTGCGCAAGCGGCTAATCTTTCTGCAAACGATCTATTCCCTTTTGAAATTTCAAAAGTTTCTCTCTTATATTGACCAAAATCATTTTTAGATCCATCACCAGCATTAATAGCTTCTAACAAAATTTCAAATTGTCGATTAGAAAGTTTAAATAATTCCAAAGGAAAATCTTTAGATATATATTTCTCAATCACACCCCATCCGGGAGTTTTATATTTTCGGCTAACCCCATGCGACACATACCAACGCGTCATGTCATTTTCGCGAATTTTTCCAAAACAAACATCACCGCCAGTAATCCTTTTTCGCAAAGCAAATCCGCAACCTTCAAAAACTCTATCAATATACTTTTGAACATCAGGATTTTTTGCGCTTTGATAAATGGTGATTTGATTGTTACTTTTGTCCAAAGTCCCATCCGTCATAAACAAACCAATGAACCTAATTTGGTCATCAGTTAATTCTAATTCGTTATCCAATGTGATACTAGAAGGTGTATGAAAATCTGAAAAATTAACACATTCTTGAGCATTAACTTTTCGATAATCACTTCTCAAATGGTTTCTCCCACTTCGCGTTGAAACAATCAAATCGTGTTTGTTTGTTACACAAATGTCAACATTTTGGTTTTTTATTTCAACAAAAAACTCATCGTCATACATAGGCCTATGGATCTTATTTAAAACTTTTGATTCAACCCCGCTTTGTGTCGCAATAGAAAACGACGGTAATGAGTCGCCAACACTAATTGATTCATAATTTTTCCATCCTTCGTCTGTTAAAACTTCCGTTTCTTCATCCAAACACCATAAACCTGGGCTAGTAGTAGGCCTTAGAAACGCGATTAAATCAATCGGCGGATGATCGAATCCGGTAGTCAAAACGTTGTTACCCACAATGGCGCGGTGAATCCCGGCTTTAAAATCTCTGATATTATCATCCCTCTGTTTTGTGGGCATCTTAGAATGGACACAAACCGCAGAGATCCCGAAAGATTGCAGACATTCTGTAATATGCTCGGCGTGTTCAACGCCAGACGCGAAAAACATCCAACAATTCCTATCAGCGCCTTGCTCCAAAACTTCCTGGATTGCTCGATACGTGATTTCATTCACATCTACGGCTTTTTGTAGCTCGTTTTGCTTGTAATCTCCATTGGATATGCCCACAGAGGATACATCGAGCTGTGTGGCTGTGCGCTTCGGAATTAAAGGACAAAGATAGCCGTCTTTAATTAGTTTATTGAACGCTTCGAGCTTTGTTAGATCAAAACAAATATCGGTAAAAATACCATCATCCGTTATCATCCCTTGACCAAGCCTAAAAGGCGTTGCAGTCAAGCCGATAACCTTCATTTTCGGGTTAATTTCACGCAATTTATCAATCAAAACGCGATACATACTTGAATCTTTTTGCCCAATCATATGACATTCGTCGCATATCATAAGATCCCTGAAACCAATATCTTCAATGTTGTTTACGATTGAACCAACACCGCCAAAAACAATAGGCGCAAAAGATTCTTTTTTATTCAATCCGGCAGAATAAATTCCTAAAGGCGCATCAGGCCACATTCTTAACAGTTTTTCTGCGTTTTGCTCTACTAATTCTTTAATATGAGTCACCATTAAGATACGCTGAGAAGGCCAATAAGATAAAACTTTTTTAACAAAATCTGCGAGTATAACGGCCTTGCCGGATCCCGTCGGGCAACAAAGAACAGGATTACCCTTCTTCTCTCCAAAATATTCAAAGATTGAATTTACGGCATCAGTTTGATATGGGCGGAGTTGCATAACTAATCCAAAAACCCTTGAGTTTCAAACAGTTTTACAAGTTCTTTTGCGTTTTTACGATCAAAGAAAACAATTTGACCGTCTTGGATGATAGAAAAATGATAGCTTTCTTTTTCAAACTTAACTTTTGTCGAACTGTCCAGATTGAATTCCATTTTTGTCTCCCTTTTTTGTTTTTAGTTAATACAGCCTTCCCAATGGCCGCAACCATCTTTCACGTTTTTTGTGGGTATAATCCCGAATTTTTCACACTTCCAATTACCACCTTCTACCGCTGAGGCAAAACAGCATGATCTACAATTCAATTCTGGCTTTTCTGAATCGTGACAAATTCCTGAGAACACGCACATTTTGCACTCGTAATAAGCTTTGCTTGACCCGATTCCTGCGGGCTTTTCTTTCGCTTCGATGATAGATAAAGCTTTGTCAATCAAGCTTTTTGCAAAAGTATGATCTAACTTAACAATTTCAAAATAAATTTCATCGTTATTTTTATTAACTGCGGTGTAAAGTCCATATTCTAGCCCGAAAGCATATCCGTAGAGACACATTTGAGAATAATGCTTTTTGTTTGAAATCATTAAACAACGGTCATTCCACAGTTTTTTGTAGTCCGAACCGTCTTTGTATGTTTTGCATTCCCACAAGATGCGATCAGGAAGGCCTAGTTCTGGAGGGGGCTTCAGAATCCCGTCACATGACCCGCCGAAATGGCCGTTGCACTCTGAGAAACGCGCTTGAGCGTCCAACATCGTCCATCCGGCGGCCTGTAACCAACGCATAACACGATCTTCTTCCATTTGCCCACGATCAAACAGGCGCAACATTCGACCGCTGAACCGTTCCTGCTTTGCCCAACGAAAATGCAACCATAGATAAGCTTTGCAGTTGTGGCCGATCACACTAGCCCCAAGATGCTTGCGGGGACCATCTTGCATCAAATCCTGACAAGCTTTTTCAACTGATTCGTGGATCTTTTGGTCAATTAGGCGGGTTTCTGGGGTGCTCATAAATCGTCCTCATTAATCCTGAGTAAGCATCCATCAGCTGAACATACACAATGTGAAGTTTTTGGGTCGAAACTCCTAAACAAATTTTTTGTGTCAGCATTGCCTTTTTCCTTCGCTTGTTTTTGAATTGTTTTGCAAATCCCAAATAAATCTGGGTATTCCCTACTTAGCTGCTCCCACTCTGCTGGTTTGGCTGAAGGGCAGCAGAAGCAGGCGGATTTTGAAGGTATCCAACCTTCCAGCTTAATTCGTTCTTCACACTCACGCCGATCCACACCCCAAGCCGCCAGAGGATACCAGATGATCTCATCGGAATCGCGCTCAGTATCCTCGCACATACGTTTCACCGCATTTTGGAGGCGTCTCTTCTCCCCTGAGTCATACCCAATTGCAACGGTAGAAGGAGAAAACCCATGCTTCTTCCGCCAGCGTTGTAAGGGTTGGATTTTCCATTTGAAGGTACATCCACTATATCCATAGGCTTTACTTGGTAGGTAGCCCGTCCTCAAGCAGTTGTCATGCACAGACTCAAAGGTGCCATCCTTCCTGACCCATCGTGTGACCTCAAAAGGGAATCCAACCTTTCTGCAAAAAGCTTCTACAACCTCAACATTCCGGTATGTCTCAGGGCGCTCAGATCCCGTATCGCTGAACACAATCCAATCAGGCCGCAACCCCCTGTCATGGCACAGCAGGATTAAGGCTGTGGAGTTGACACCCCCGCCAAAGTTGATCCCCCACGGTAAGTCATATCTAGGGGCGTTAGAAAACGAATCCCAATCATTCATATCACAAACCTCTAAAAGAAAAGCCCCTTAGCATTGCGCCAAGGGGCTTCAGGCGCGTTTAGGTGTGTTACAGAGCCCATCCAGGGACAGAGCCAGGAGCAGGCTGGAAACCGCCTTGGGTGGGGGCAACAGGGGCGACCTGGGCGGGTTGGGGTGGAGCTTGAGGGGCGACCTGGGGCGCAGGGGCTCCAAAGACCGGGGCTTCTGCGCCGGGTGCGGTCAAGGGCACAGCCTTATCCAGGACACTAGCAGCAACAGCACCGACCAACGTCAAAGCTCGCTTGCATTGCGTGGTGTTGATTTCCTTACCATCCTTGGTGTATTTGTGGGGGCCGACTACGACACGAACCTGGCGACCAACCAAAATGTCTGGGTCGGCAGACAGTGCAACCTGATGCCCACAGATCACGAACAGGGATTTGAGCTGTTCAAGGGAGATACGGCGGGAGTCGGGATTGCTATGGAACAAATTCAGGCTCCAAATTCCAGTCGCTCCAAAATGTTCACCGGGTTCGACAATGCGGAGATGAACGTCTAGCTTTCCGTTGTTACCGTCTTTCGTGGTGGAGTTTTCAAACTTCACGATCTCACATAGCCAACCGTTTGCGGGGCTCAGGGGCAAGGCATACCCGCCGCCACCAACTCCGATAGTCCTCATGTCCACGCCAAAATGAATTACAGCCATGTTGTTTTCCTTTCAGCCGTTAGGCTTGGTTTGTGGGCGTATTGCCCATGATTTTACTGTTATGATTTCCGCATTTTTGCAAGTGCGCGGGTTAAGTCAATACTCGAACGACGAAGTGCGCCGGATTCCATCGAGGTCGCAATTGGGAATTTTTGGTCTTCGAAGTAATAGAAGCCTTGAGAATTTTCAAATTCTTTGACACGTCTCAAAAAACGCAAAGCTTCTTCTTTCGCTTCCTGAATTGCTTCTCTTTTCACACAACCCCCATGATTTTGTTGAAAATTTGGGTCAAGTCTGGTTTTTCCCAAGGATCCAGCTTTCCTGAGCGGTCCTTCGCTTCGTGCTGAGGTGTTGGTTGCGTCCTAAGCGCCCCAAAAGTTTTTCCGTCGTCACCGTTGAAAACAGAAAGCTGGAAAACTTCATCGAAAAAGTAAGGTAGCTCTGGGCCTACTTTTTGTCCAGGCATAGCTGGCAGAAATTTAAATGCCGACGACCCGTTATAGTCAACTTTACTTAATTCTTCTTTTGCGGAAAAATAAACATTCTTCCCGTCAAGGTCTCGAAAATCACGAACCACTTCGATAATCGTCTTTTTTAATTCAAAAAAAGCCTTTTGCCCGTGTTTACACTCCAGATTTGTTAAAAAAACTTCTGCTATTTCAGAAAGAGAATCTAAACAGATCGTGTCGAAGTTTTTCGATTCAGCACTATTCAAAATCCAGTTTCTCACCTCAACCAAGTCACTAACTTTTTTAATTTTTACATACGGCAAGGCAGAATCGCGGATTGACAAGAGCCCTGATTCAGCCGATAGAACGATAGGACGCGGTGCGGTGGCGCACAGCCGGGTTTTTCCGCTTCCGGCTGGGCCATAGACCAAGCATTTTACGCCTTGCGTGGTTAGATCCTTGGTGTTTAAGACTTGGATCGCCATCAATCGCCTCCAGCTTCTAGTGCCGCTTCATTCAGGCAAGAGTGGCAGTAGCCAAGTTCGATTTCCTTTGGAGTCTCGAGCCTCGCACCGCAGCACATGCATTTTTCAGGTTCGCGGATCATTTTCCTCCTCCTGGTGGTAAGTCACACATTTTACAAGACTTGAGATAGAACATTGTTGCTTACATCCTTCGCAAGGTTCGTGTGGGATACGATGATAACAATCTTCAACGCAGTCTTCTTTGTGCTCGTAATTGCATATGACTAAGCGTTTTGGTTTCACATCGCCCCCTTTGGCGCGATGATTTCAAGCGTTGGTGTGGCCGGACTGATCGTGATGTGATTTTCGACTTCGCTCCTAAGCTCAGCCGGAAGCTTATTGAAAACTGACTGGGAAACCTCAGCTTTCCATCGAATCAAATCGTGATAATGCTCAGGCAGGATTGACAGGATTGTTTCGGCGGCTTCCCGGCTATCGACCTTGACAGTTTGCTTTGCAGTCAACTTGAGCTTGTAGCCATTGCCAAGCTCAAGGCTTTCTGTCCCTGGCGTTTCCCTGGCGTTGAAAATTTCTTTGTGAATTTCAAGACGCAAACGCATTTCAGTAGCTTTCCAGTTATCCAAAGCTTTCTTTGCGTTTTCCCATTCCATGATTTTGGTTTTGTTCATTTGTTTTCTCCCTTTTTTGGTTTTCCTACCATAATTTTTTGATGAAGTGGA